ATTTAGTCTTTGCGTTATTCACCTTCTTCAATACTTCTGAAAGTAGAGGCGTGTATGTATCTTGAACCATTTTTAAAAGTCTCCAATGTCGGTCATAAGATTTTTCAATCTTTTAGTTATAAAATAATTTAACAGTTTAGTCCTGTCACCATGTTCAGCATTCTGATAATCTTCCAGAATTTGTACTTTCAAGTCACTAGGAATATACTCTAAATCGATTAGGGTCTTATTCCGTTGGTAATTACGCATCATCTCTTCAGAACAAAACTCTGAAGGGTCTAAGTCAATCCATGTCTCCAACTTCTTTTTGGATAATGGTTTCTGTCGCATCTCATCAACGAAAGTGTTATCTGGGGATAAGAAGTTTGGTACACCATCACTCCTGTCACCCTTTAGCACATGTTCTCTAATATATATGTCTGGGTCAATACCGTTCAGAAACTTTTTCAGTACTGGACTATATTGTTTAACATTGTTATATTTGTGCAACTGTATAAAATCTTTGTCTCCAGACAATATAAGAATATGCTCAAACTCAGATGGAGTCTCAGCAACATGTTGGACTATCGCTGCAATGACATCATCTGCCTCTGCACCTTCTGTCTCTATTACTTTGTATGGAAAGATTTCTTTGATATCATCTCTAAGGTTATTTAGAGTTTCAAAGATTACATTCCAATCAAGTCCAGAGTTTGCCCTGTCCTTTTTGCGATTGGATTTGTAGTTAGGGAAGTAGTCCCTACGCCAGTACTTCTTGCTGTCATAACAAAGTACGAGTTCACCGAATGCCTCACCGAATCGACTACGATAACCTCGTAGTGAATTCAATACCATGTGACGAACCATGTCCTCATCTAAATCATTATCACGTTTAGAACCTAGTTGCATCATCAGATTGCTGATGGTGACTTGGTTCATATCAACTAATATCATATTATTCTCACTTGTTTTGTGTATATATTATATAGTAACCTAAATTAACCCTAAAGTCAATAGATTTTTAAAAATAATGGAGCGGGCAGAGGGAATCGAACTCTCTTCATCAGTTTGGAAAACTGAGGTAATACCATTATACGATGCCCGCATTATTAATCCTCTTCATTGCTTTGGTAATAAAGCAAGTCTTGTAACTTCTCGACAATCTCTTCGATTGTATTTAAATCCTGTTGCACTTCCGTGTCTATCTCAATTTCTATTTTAATCTTCATCTTCTTCATCATCACCAACAAGCGCATCTTTGAGTGCATAACAATCCAAGTAAGTCTGAACCTTACCACCTTCTTTTGTTACCGTAACAAACTCATCTACGAGAGAGTGTAAAGGATGTGGTATTCCACAACTTCTATAGATTGAAGATTTTACTTGCTCAATCAACAGTGATATGTCACAAATGAAATCTTCATCTTCAGTGTCAATTCCATTCTCACCCATGTTGTGTATCATATTAACCACCAAACCTTCAGTAAGGTGGTCTGCAAAAACCATATCTTGCTGCATCTGTAATGCAGTGTCATCTATTTTGATAGCAGAGTTTGCTGGTACTTTAAGTGGGAATTGAATTACATTCGCTTTGTTTTCAGTTGTCATCGTAACCCTCTAGTTCCATTTCTTTTGTCCATTCACCCATAATGTCTGGATACCATGTACCGATTTGTCTTTTTGGTTTGCCGTTTTCGTAGTATGCCATCACTAAACAAACAACCTTACATTTGTTCTGTCCATACTCACCCCAAAACAAATCTAACCATTCACCTGTTCGCAGATACGTTTCCATATTACGAATATATCCTAGAGTGCCTGCAAGTTTTGCTTCAGCACCTTTAATCTTTGCTCGTACATTTGCACGTTCAGAGGCCGCCAGAGACTTCTGGGTCTTTATCCATTCCTTAATCTTGAGGTGACTCCATTGGTCATCATCACCCTTTGCCAAGACTGAGGGATGAATACTCTTATATTGTGGAGGATTTTCCTTTAGTCGTTTTTCTCGTGCAATTGCAAGACGTTCTGCAGCTGCAGCCTTTTGTTCTTCAGACATAGGTTTGCGTTTCTTCCTAGTCTTAGGTATTGTAGTATCGTTTTCAATTTTCACATTGCGTTTCATTATATAACTTCCTCTTAGTAACCACGTTCCAACTTCAACTTCGCTTGGTTCTTCTTAAACCTACGAGTTGCTACATCTTTTGCCTTTCTACGTTTAGTCCCTTTAGACTCATAGAAGGTACGATCTCTTAGTTCTTGAAAGAACCCATCGTTCAAGAGTTTCTTCTTCAGAACTCTCATTGCTTTATTCACATCATTATCACGAACCATCACAGTCATACCAGACGGACGTTCTTCTCGTTTAAATGGTTTCTTCTTAAATTTATTTATCTGTTTATATTTCATTCATTCCTCAAATCAAGATTGGCCTGCCCTGTAGGATTCGAACCTACGACCTACAGCTTAGAAGGCTGTTGCTCTAATCCAGCTGAGCTAAGGGCAGATACTCTTGGTTGACTACTTAGTAAACTGTACTCTATACTGTTGTCCGTTATGAGTGAAAGTTACTATACTGTGAGAATACACACTAACTCTTTCTTCTTCATATCTGGTTTCAACACTACATTGTCGCCTAGTAGTCGCTGTTGCATCGGAATTGTTGTGTCCGAATATTCCACCAAGCACTGCCCCTGCGGCCGCACCATCATTATTTTTGGTAATTACTTTACCTAAGATACCACCAATCAATCCACCTTTAAGTGTATCACCAGTTTTATCTCCACCAGAGGTAACATTCGTACACACTTCAACATTGTAAGGTACACGATTAATCACACTCTTATTCACATCAGAGACATTTGCATCATGGGCATATGCCGTACTCGACATTGCCATCATGGCACAAAGTCCATAAGTTAACTTCTTCATTTTTACTCCTTCACAGTTAATATCAATTCACCAGTTCCGAATAGTTCATATCCATCTTTTGCTTTAGTGATTTTTACATAAGTATCCAGTGTCTCACACATATCTTTTGCGGCTTCTACTGCATCCTTCATCTTTTTATATATCATAATTTATCCATTTACTAGTTAAGTATAGACTATTTACGTTGGTTTGTCAATAGCTATTAATTCCTTTTCTCCAGTTTTTTCATCCGTTTTCGTCTGAATAAAATTCCCTTGTTCCAACTTGTCTAACATTGAATCTACAATATCAGCAGTCTTTTTCTTGCCACCAACATATTTACCAGCATAAAAGAATAGTGCCAGTGCAGATGTTGTAATTAAAGATAATTCCCAAGCTTCCATTTGTCTACCTCTCTAAGATAACATAATCACCAAAGTATTTATCAAACACATTAATGAGGTTTTCATAGTCACCAGTAGTCATCTCGTTACAAATAGCAGTGGCATTCATATCTAATTGTCGTGCCATATCTTTTGCATGAGACAATAAGTAATATGCATTACCATCGGGCCCAGTTAAATCAATAATTCTCTCACTTGGAGTAGTTTTTTTTCTAATCATACTGGGGCATACTCCGCTTCAAATTCACTAATAAGATCCTTCTTCTTTATCAAAAGTTTTTCAACTGCAAATATAGCAGCATACTTCTCATCTGAAGCACCTTCCTTCAAAGCAATCATAAGGTTTTCTAAAACCTCAATGTCTTCTAAAACTTCAACCATTATAAACTCCCTTTCACATAGGTTATCGGATTGACAACCTTCATAGATTTCATCTTGAAATCAAAATGCTCTTTTTCAAAAGCATCATCCATATCAAAGTCCTCACAGAACTTATCAAAGGTCATAACTTCACTAGGAAACTCTTTCCAACCGATAGAGTTCTCCATACCGATTGAAGCAACGAATGCCATGGCATCCTGTTCCCTCTCCAAACCCTCAACAATGTAATCAGAACCACATTTGAACTTCCAATACGCATTGCCCGTTTCAAACTTACCGTCCTCACAATGAGCACCATAATTCTCCATACCTTGGGTCATCACAACAAATTTTTTCATAATCAATTCCTCTTTCTCACTTTACTATTATAGTATACATGTTTTTAAAACAAATGTCAAGGCTTAATTTCAAATTAACCTTCTTTATTGTAAATTAATAATATAGGGATAATTATCAAACATGCTACTACAAAGTCGTACATTTCTATACTCATTACTCAACCCTATCGTGTATTGCAAGCGCACCATAGAATGGTGTACCCATCAACTCTTCAATCTTATCACTGAACCGTGAGTCAGATGTTGCACCGTAGTGTCCACCCATCATAGTCCATGAACCCTTTTCAATCTCAGCAGTAGGAACGATATGAACAATTGTTCTACCCATAATTTTCCTTGAAACCAACTGTGCGGCAGGGTAATCATCACTAGGATGGAATGGGCCCGATACATTTTCTAGACACAATCCTTTAATGTCTTTAGAAGTAATTCCACCATTCGTGCAGTCATACTTACCATTTTTTAATACGTCTATATGCAATCCCATTAAACAAGCTCCTCTTGAATTAGTTCCATCTCTTTAACGATATCTTCAAATAACTCAATCTTTTGCCCAATTGCAAACTTCTTCATTTTTACTGAAGATGAGTTACCACCAATCCTACTCAAGATGTTTTTCAACTTTTCAATTTCATTTTTATACTGTTCAATCATATTATTTCCACTCCAATCCAAAATCATTAATCATAATGTCACGAACACGTTCTCGGTCGATACTATCTCCACCACCCCATGTAGGACTATCTGGCTCGACACATAAAGAGTCAATGTACTTACCTGTTGCAGCGACAATCATTTCGTAAGTTGCACCAATCGGATAAATCGCATCGGGAACATTACCGTAGAAAGACTCTACATAGGCATGAAAGTAATCTACTTCACTCATCTCAACACCTTTTAACTTATATACACTCATATTTTTTCTCTCTTTCTCATTGTTATATACCTATTATACATGTTATTATAACAAAAGTCAAGGCATTTATTAACTTTATTTCAATTATTTTTGACAGTTTGTCATTTCCATTTCTTTCATAAAATTCTTTACAAACAAACCAGTTCTTGCGTGTATTTGACGAACACGTTCCCTCGTAATACTATGTTTCTGTCCAACATCCTCAAGGGTCATTCCCCCCCATTCACGCTCCGCCCAAATCAAAAGGTCACGCATAGGGTCTGGACGTTGCCAATGTTTACGCTTTTCAACCATCATTGCGACTAATTGTTTTGCGATGATGGTTTTTTCCATTCCAAAGTTTCTCATAGTGATTCCTTTTCTCTCTTGATATACTATTACTATAGACCATATATCGACTCAATGCAAGCATTAAATGCATTTGTTTTGAAAATAAAAGAACAGTGTGACTATTTTAACACAAAAAAAGAGGGGCATTTCTGCCCCTCTAAAGTTGTCACCCGAAGGTGATGATAATGGGTGGTTTATCCACCTCTTTGTATGCTTATGCGAGTATGTTGTCTACTCGGAAGATACGGTAGTAAGAGTTAGTTTTGCTTGTTGCAAGACCAGAACTTGGTGTTGATCCAACAAATGGGTTTGAAGCCATACCATAACGAGTTTTGAACCCGATTTTTGGTTGGAAAGTATTTTCACCAACCGCACGAACCATAGTTAATGGTACGTATGGACAGTAGAATACACCAGCGTCATAAGGGTTAGTACCTTTATAACCAACGTTACAATAGTCTACTGACGCATATGGGTCGATGTAAACTTTTGTTCGTCCGTTAAGAGTACCAGCGAATGTGTTGCCAGTATCATCAACGTTCAAAGATGTAGACATTGCAGGTGCATAGTCTAACATTCCTGATGCCGCAAGACCAGATGCAACGTCAGAAGAACATATAATAAAGTTACCTTTACCACGTCTTGTGTCTTTTGCGATTTGGTTGCTTTCTCTTTCGATCTGCATGATTAGACCTTTTAAACGCTCAACACTCCAACGACCATCTGCATCTGTTGACAAGTCAAAGATACCGTTGATTGCTGTGTTATTAGTTGCGGCACCAGTTTTAGCTTGTGCGTTAATTGTTCTAATAACTTCTCTGTTGATTTCAGCAAGAATCTCAGTAGATAAGATGTTTGCTA